CGAAGAATAAACGAAGGGGGTGCGATATGGCACTGCTTGACGATGTGAAGGTGGCAGTCCGTGTCACTTCCGACGCATTTGATTCAGAACTAAAAGATTTGATTTCTTCTGCCTTCAACGACCTTGGTATCACTGACATCAAGGCAAGCATGGTGACAGAATCCGAGAACCCGGAGCCACTGATCAAGCAGGCGGTCACGACTTACTGCAAGATGCACTTCGGGCTTCAGTCTGATTCCTACTACTACCGGCTGAAGGAGAGTTATGACGAACAGAAGGCGCAACTGCTGATGTCTTCGACATACACGGATTGGGGTGATTCTGATGCGTGATGGCGGTATCGTGACGCTTTATGCTCTTGAGAATACAGCACAGGCTGGCTTCATGCCGGTCGAGAAGCTGGTCAAGAAGGGCACGGCGTACTACAGCTACAGCACGGCGGGGATCACGCGGATCTACGCGGCAATGGGAGCGAACAGGCAGTTTGACCTGGTCATCCGCTGCCATAACATGGTCGCGCTTCCGGATGGCGTCAAGTACGCGATTCCGGAGGACGGGCTTCAGTACCGCATAGATCTGTCACAGCCCATCTACGACGAAGACGGGATAGACCTGACGCTTGTGAGATTGGAGGACTTTTTCGATGTCGCTGCAAGCTAAACTTTATCAAATGGGTGCTAAGTTTGCGACGGTCACCACGAACTGTCACCACTACTGGAGGCCGGTCACTACACTGCCGTGCCTCATGTGGGCGGAGAGTGGCGAGGAGAACTCTTTCAACGCTGACAACCACAAGGTCGAACAGAATATTGTCGGCACCTGTGACTACTACACGAAGACGGAGTTTGACCCGCTGATCGACAGCATTCAGGATGCTCTGGACGAGCTGGGCGTCACCTGGACACTTAATTCTGTCCAGTTTGAAGACGAGACCAACACGATCCACTACGAGTGGAACTGGGGCGTGTGTGTTTACGGTGATGTTCCGACTGAGGAGGTGAGCCAGGATGGCGAAGTTCCAAGTGGGGTCGGGGATTGATAAGTACATCCAGCAGCTGACGAACCTTGAGTTTCAGAGCGAGGAGATGATCGGCCACGCGATCTATAAGGGTGCCGACATCGTAGCGAATGCAATCAAGGCGAACATCCAGGCACTTCCGGCATCAGCTTGCACGGACGTGGAGAAGGCCGGACTTCTGAGCGGCTTCGGTATTGCGAAGATGAGAGATGAAAACGGCTATTTTAACGTCAAGGCAGGCTTCGACGGATACAACGCGGATGTTACTAAGAAATACCCGAAGGGAAAACCGAACAGCATGATCGCAAGATCCATCGAGGGCGGTACTTCCTGGAGACCAAAGCACCCGTTCATTGCTCCGGCGGTCCGGGCTACACAAGCCCAGGCCGAGCAGGCAATGGCAGAAGAAATCAACATGCAACTATCAAAGACTATGGGCTAACGCCCTTTTATGGAGGTATCTAAATGGCAGCAGCTGGAAAAGTTTGCACCGGTTTTTCACTTCCGTATGTCGCAAAGTACGGCGAGTCCGGCGGATCTGTGACATATACGCTTGGACAGAAGCTCGCGAGGGGCGTTTCCGTAAGTATCGCTCCGGAAGTGGCTGACAACAATGATTTTTACGCGGACAACGTGCTGGCTGAATCTGTAAGCGGCACTTTCACCGGCGGCACGGTCACTCTGACTGTTGACGGTCTTTTCGTAGCAGCAGAGGCTCTGATCTTTGGCCTTGGTAACGCGTCCACCGAGTCTTCCGTATCTGTCTATAAGTACGGTGATGATTCTGCACCGCCCTATTGCGGCGTAGGCTTCATTGCACGCTACATGAGTGACGGAGCAACTTCTTACAAGGTAATCCTTCTCAGAAAGGTTAAGTTCAGCCTTCCGACAGAAGAGGCGGCCACCCAGGAAGAGGAGATCAGCTGGCAGACTCAGGCTCTGGAAGCTACGCTGATGCGCGACGACACCACATCCCACGATTGGAAGTATGTCGGTGCGACCGATTACGCAAGTGAGTCGGCAGCAGAGGCGGATCTGAAGAAGCTTCTTGGAATCACGCCGTAATTAGGCAATAAGGGGGACAAAGTGAAGCTAAACGGAAGGGAAGTCAATTTCAAACGCACGATCTGGGCAACGATCGCCGCAAGCGCGATGTGTCCGGATAAGGACATCACCAGACTTGACGAGGTGCTCCGGTCGAACTATATGGACGGCAACATGGCAGCAGCGCAGTTCATCTGCATACTGTCTGAAGCATATGAGAAGGCGAAGGCCTACGAAGTGTCCCAGATAGGTGAGACCTACGAGCAGAACCCCGTCACCATGGACGAGTTGATGAACCTTGAAGACTTCGACCTGTTTCAGCAGTTATTTATCGACGCGGCGGACGCCTGGAAAAAAGACGCCCGCCAGACCGTCGAAACTGAACCGGTCAAAGGTAAAAAAAAATCAAAGGCAGCTCGATCAGACTCTGTGAAGCCTGGTACCTCTACTTCGGATACCGGGCAGGAATGACTCGTGCTGAGATCATGAACGCAACTTATGGCAGCCTGATGGATATGGTTGCCTGCTATGACATCGATCATGGGCTTGCAAGACCGAAACGTGTCTACAGCTTTGATGAAGCGATGGCTTTATTGTGAGGTAACTAAATGGCGGTAAACATTGGCCCAAAAATAGGTATTGACGGCGAAAAAGAATACCGCAAAAGCATAAATGACATCATCCAGCAGCAGAAGACGCTGAAGTCCGAGATGTCCGCCGTGTCCTCCAGCTGGGACAAGAATACCAGCAACATGAAGAAGGCGGCACAGGAGAGCGAAGTCCTGGCAAAGCAAGTCGAGACGCAGAAGAAGCGTGTCGAGGAGCTGAACAAGATGCTCGAAGAGTCCGCCAAGAAGTATGGCGAGAACGACACCCGGACGCTGAAGTGGAAAGAAGCAGTAAACCAGGCAACGGCTGAGTTGAACAAGCTCCAGGCCGAGCTGAAGAGCATGCCTAATTCCCTCCAGGCATTCGGCAAGGACATGCAGGAAGCTGGTGACAAGGTCAAGGGCATCGGCGACGGCATGAAGGGCGTGGGTGAAGGCTTCACGAAGTATGTATCGGCACCGCTCGCAGCTGTCGGCGGCCTGTCTGTTGCTGCGTTCAATGAAGTTGACGCCGGCCTTGACACCATCATCGCGAAGACCGGAGCGACCGGGGACTCCCTGGAAGGTTTCAAGGACGTGTTTGAGAATCTGGCTACCAGCATTCCGACAGACTTTGAGACTGTGGGCGATGCCGTCGGCGAGGTTGCTACACGCTTCCAGCTGACCGGGAAGGAACTGGAGGATCTTACCGGGTACTTCATTAAGTTCGCGGATGTGAACGACACTGACGTGACCGGTGCGATCGACAACACGCAGAAGGCACTGTCCGCATTCGGACTGGATGCTTCAAGTGCGACTGGCCTGTTGGATACATTGAACACTGTCGGCCAGAATACCGGCGCGTCTATGGATTCGCTCCTTAACGGTCTGATCCAGAACGGAACGGCATTCCAGGAAATGGGGCTGTCCGCGGAACAGGCAGCTATATTCATGGGCCAGATGGAAACATCCGGAGCAAACTCCGAGACTGTCATGCAAGGCCTCCGGAAGGCTTTGAAGAGTGCAGCGGAGGACGGGATCCCGCTCAACGAGGCACTGGCTACCCTTCAGGATACGATCCTCAACGGAACTGATACTATGGATGGCCTGACGGCTGCCTATGACCTGTTCGGCAAGTCCGGCGATCAGATCTTCGCCGCTGTGCAGAACGGCACTCTATCCTTCACGGAACTTGGAGAAGCTGCGGTTGATTCGAGCAATAGTGTGTCAGAGGCATTCGACGCAATGCTGGATCCGACGGACGAGGCGACCATGGCGATGAACCAGGCGAAGCTTGCCGGCGCGGAAATCGGCAAAACGCTGCTTGAAATCGCGGCACCGGCCATTGAGAAGGTCGCTGACATCATCAAAGACCTGAAGGACAAGTGGGACAGCCTGGAGCCGTCCACACAGGAGAACATTGTGAAGTTCGGCCTTGTGGCTGCTGCCATTGGCCCGGTCATCGCAATCGCAGGATCCTTGATCAGCACGCTTGGCACGATCATCTCCGTCGGCGGCACTGTCGTAAGTGCTATAGGCGGCATCGTTGCTGTTCTTGGCGGTCCTCTGACTGCTGCCATTGCCGGAGCAATTGCGGCGGGCGTCCTGATCTACAAGAACTGGGACACCATCAAGACGAAGGCGGGCGAGCTGTACACTAACATCAAAGAGAAGTTCGACAGCATCAAAAATTCAATCTCTATCACGATGGAAAACATCAAGATAAAGATCTCGACCACCTGGGAGAACATCAAAACGACAGTTTCTGGTGTGATTGATAAGATCAAGGGCTTGCTCAACTTCGAGTGGCATCTGCCGGATCTGAAGCTTCCGCACATCAAGTACGACCTGATCACGGTCCCGCTTCTGGGAACTATTCCGGATCCGCGGACACTGAAAGTCGAATGGTATGCGAAGGCCATGGAACAGGGCATGATCATGAACGGCCCGACCATCTTCGGCATGAACAACGGCAGGCTGATGGGCGGCGGGGAAGCCGGCCCGGAGGTCATTGTAGGTGCTTCCAGCCTCTATGACATGATCCGGTCTGCGGTTGGATCCACGACGAACAACTACGGCGGCAACAACATCTATGTTTACGGTGCTCCGGGACAGGATGTGCGCGAGCTTGCTCGTGAGATTGCCGACATCATAAACGGCGACATCAGGGCGGAAGGAGCGGTGTGGTAAATGGAACACTTCTTTGTTTACAACGGCGAGAGCAGCCTTGATTATGGCGTATGGATCAGCGGTGGGGCCACCTTCAATGCTCCGGCGCGTGACGTTTCCACGGAAATGGTGCCGGGCCGCAACGGTCTGGTCACCTTCGACAATGGAAGATTTGAAAACGTAACTCTGACATATCCGGCATGGATCACCCGCAGATTCCAGCCGCGTGTCGATGACTTTCGGGCGTTCCTGGCATCGCAGAAGGGATACCACAGGCTTGAGGACACATACCATCCGGACGAGTACCGGCTGGCCGTCTTCAAGTCCGGCCTTGAGGTCTCTACCACGGCACGGAACCTTGCAGGATCCTTCGCTGTTGTTTTCGACTGCAAGCCGCAGCGGTTCCTGAAGTCCGGCGAACATTTTAAGGCTTATGACTCCGGATCCACGCTGAGAAACCCGACGCGCTTCGATGCGCTGCCGTTGATAGTCTGTTCCGGAAACGGCACGATCACGCTGAACGGCACCGAGATCACGATCAGCGGCAACGAGGGGCAGATCTACATAGACTGCGACCTTCAGGACGCGTACCTTGGCAGCACGAACAAGAACAGCAAGATCACGCCGAACTTCCCGAAGCTTTCGCCTGGTGACAACGCACTGACATACACCGGCGTCACCGGGGTGCAGATCATGCCGAGGTGGTGGACGATATGAAACCGATCCTTTATGACGCGAATGCGACCACCTGGACGACGAACGGCCTTGGACGCCTGGACGCGATCAGCTGCATAGTGTCGGAGGAGCTGAACGGCCTCTTTGAGCTGGAAATGACGTATCCGGAGAGCGGTCCGCGCTTCTCTGATCTGGTAGTTTCCAACATCATCCTGGCACAGCCTTATGATGGTGCAGCTGCACAGCCATTCCGGATATACAAGGTGAGCAAGGCCATGGGCGGCAGGGTTACGGTATCAGCCAGGCATTTAAGCTACCAGCTGAACTGGATCCCGGTCATGCCGTTCAACTACAGCTCCCTGGCGGACTGCCTGGAGAAGCTTGTAAGCCAAAGCGTTTACACGAACCCGTTCACCTTCTGGACAGACAAGAGCATACCGACCGGCGGAGCATTCACAGAACCGCTTCCTTGCCGGTCCATGCTTGGCGGCGTTCAGGGATCCGTCTTGCAGCGTTACGGCGGGGATTATGAATGGGACGGCTGGACAGTCAAGCTGTTGACCAGGCGCGGAGCTGACAACGGCGTCCGGATCTCCTACGGCAAAAACCTTGTGGATGCGCAGCAGGAGACCAATATTGAAAATACTTATACCGGCGTTTGCCCGTATTACAAGGATGATAACACCACGGTCGTGTTACCAGAAAAGTATATAGCGGCAAGCACGGCCAGCAGTTTCCCGTTCCTCCGGATCCAGACGGTGGACTTCTCCGGAGACTTTGAAGATCCGCCAACGGTTGCGCAGCTGCGGGCAAGAACAGAAGCATACATCACGGCAAACCAAATCGGGCATCCTAACGTAAGTGTGGATGTCAATTTTATTGCCCTTTGGCAGACCGAAGAATATGCAAACATCGCGCCGCTTGAGCGTGTGCAGCTGGGCGACACTGTGACGGTGTACTTCGAGAAGTTGGAGATCTCCGAGCAGGCCCGCGTCGTTGCTTACACCTACGATGTGCTGCGAGAGAGGTACGAACAGATCACGATCGGCGACCTGAAGAGCAGCTTCGCCAAGACCTTCGTCGACCAGGGCAATCTGATCGAAGAAACGAAGGACAGCATCGCGTGGGAAGTGACCAAGGGCACCAGCTGGCTGACCAGAGGCAACGGTTATGTCGTGGCAAGGAAGAACACGGACGGATCCTGGAAGGAACTTCTCTTCCTGGACACTCCCAGCATCGACACCGCGCAGCATGTGCTCCGGATCAACGAGATGGGCATCGGCTTCAGTTCGACCGGGTATAACGGCAACTACTCCCAGTCCTGGACGCTGGACGGCACGCTGACGCTTGGAGGCGTCAACAACAGCTATGGATCGCTTGAACTGAAGGACAGAAACGCCAGGACAACGGCAGAGTTCGACAACGAAGGCATCTGGCTGGACGAATACAACCGGAGCGGCAACCGGACCAGCTCCGCCTATGTGTACGGTGACGGCATTTCCGTAAGTGCATCGGGTGACAGCTCCGGCGTTGATCTGACATCCGGGCAGGTGATCGTTTCAGATCCGGATGGCACCAGCAGCATGATCACGGGATCTGAAGTTTCCACGGAGAACGTCAACTATCAAACGCTTAACGGGTATGAGTGCTATAACGGCACGTTCACATTTGCGGACGATACGCGATTCACCATCCTTCGTGGAGCAATAACGGACATTGACGTCGGAAGCGATAACCTTGTGACTCAAAGCTACCTTGACGAAGTCCTTGAGGAAATCTGGGAAGCAATCGACGAAGGCGGCGGCGGATCCGGCG